CGAAAGGGTAGTAGACACGTTTAACGTTGTCCACTGTCCTTAAGGGGATCCTTGCCTTAATGGCATGTCACTATTATCAAACTAGCAACCCACGCTTGCGTGGTGGAGGTCGATATGGCTCGTAAAGGGTTCGTCGTAGATGAGGGTCTCTATACTAGAGGCACTCATTATTATTACAACTACGGAAATCCCTGGACGAATGTCTATATCGATCTCTCCGGCTCATTCGTTAGAATAAAACCGGATAGTAAAGATGGTGATTTTAAGACTCCGTTGCAGTACGCTGTCGTGAGACAGTCGTGCTCCGGTCGTACTAAGTACGATCGTACGGATTCTTATACAACTCACATCGATAGGGGTTCACCCCCTAATTATCACTGGTTACTTGATAGCGCACACACAAAGTTCATTTGGGAGCCTGGTGAAAACCAGAACACTGCCGGAGCTTATGTGTACGTTGATAGTCCAGGTATTGATAATGCCATCGATCAGATGTACTCCAAAATTGCTAAGGAGGACTTCTCGATGGGACAAGATGTCGCTGAGCTAATTCAGACTGTGGATCATTTATCTACGTCCGTTAAGCTTGCTGGCAACCTGTTACTCGATGTGAAACGGGGAAACTTTTCAAAAGCTATCCGTCGTGTGTTTACACGAAAAGAAGCCCATGCGCGAAAGCACAAGGATCCTTCTCTAGCGTTGCATCCGAAAATGACCAAAAGGCGTTTTAAGACCCTCGGGGTTGACGGACGTTGGTTAGAGGCACAGTTTGCTATCATCCCATTGCTAACGTCAGTTGACGATTACGCAAAGATGGCAGTGTTCGGCCTCGACAAGTACGAGCCTCTTATGATTTATAAGGGTAAGTATAACCAGAAGATTACCCAGGCTTTATACAAGACTGGCACGACCAATGGTCCAATAAAATTTCGTGGATCTATGGAAGTGACGCACAGAGTTAAATCTGTGTTTAAAATAATCGATCCTTCTCTGGTTGCACTCAAGAAGTTAGGTGTCATTAACGCCCCAAAGATCTTGTGGGAGTTGGTACCTTTCTCTTTTGTGGTTGATTGGATCCTGCCGATCGGCAAGGCGCTTGCGTTGATTACTGCATTAGTCGGTCAGACGTTTGTTTCTTGCTACAAGTCTGTTCGAGTGATAGGAACCCGCGGTTATACCGAGGAGTACTTTAACTCAAATAAAACCAGACGTTGGCAGAACATACACGACATTGCCGTTAATGGCTACAGTCGTTCCGTGATACAGGCTATACCCGTATGGCGTCCGCAGATTAAGTCACCCTTTTCTTGGTGGCATGCTGTAACGTCGGGACCTCTGATATCGAAATTAGCTCACTAACTATAATTCCTATAAGGAAAATAACATGCCAGCAATCGCTGATATTACACTAACGAGTACTGAAGTTTTCGAACCTGTTCGAATGGATTCTTGGGCGCATTATGGCCCGACTGCAGAGCTGAATAAAACTCTGACCATTTCGAACAAGACAACTCCCGCGGGTACCCTCGTGGTTGAGGTTAAAACCTCTTCCCCACTTGAACGTACCGTTGATTCAGTTGTGGTTGCTTCTGGGTTTAATTCCAGCGCAACTAAATTCAACTTTAACTCGGCGTCTACTGTAGCCGAAGCACAAGCTGAAGTTCAAGAAGTCATTGATGTTCTGGTCGCCCATAAGGCGAACATCGCATCTGGTAAGTCATTCTATTAATACGGATGACTTATGGATTTCTTGATACAACTGATGGGTTCTTTTGAACCCGGAGAGCTACTATGTCTACTCGACAGCTTATTGACCTTGCTATCAAACCTCTTGATGTTTATAGTCTTATAGACCGCATCAATGTGCCCACTAAACCGGGCGTTGACACGTTCCGGTTTAACTACCTAAAAAGCGAGCTTCTTCGGAAGTTTGTGGAGGTAGACTCAACATCCGACCTGACCACCCCTACTCTCGCGCTTGCGCGTGAGCAGGAAGCCAGTAACCGGAAGATTAACCAAGAAGGCTTTCACCCCCTTAAGGGGCAACGCCAACTGTTGAGACACGCACGTAGGTTAGCTGCAGACATTCTCGGAGTTTTCTCTTATGACGTATACATGAGTTCGCGATTTTCCGCGGGCTCGAGTACGTCTAGAAAATACGATTTTGGAGCACCGTACTTTAAATTCGGTACGAGCAGGTCGCCTCTGGATGTAACACCGGAAGCTTATTCTAGATGTGTTGCCCTCATTAATTCCACTTCAACGTGGGGTGAACAGGAAGGCGCTAAAGTTAAGTTACGGATTATTACCTCTAATGAGGTATCGACTGTTCCCAAGAATGCTGAAATTGAACGTACGATCGGCAAAGAACCTGATGGTAACATGATGTTACAATTGGGTCTCGGCGCCGGTATACGGGATCAACTTGCATTGCATGGGTTAAACCTCGACTATTCGTGGCAGATAAACCAAAGGCTCGCCCGCAAGGGTTCACTTGATGGTAAGTCTGCGACTGTCGATTTCTCAAATGCATCGGCTTCTATAACTGATCGTGTAATCTGGAATCAAATCCCAGACGATTGGTACAAAGAGCTGAATGCTGTCCGTTCAAAATTAGGCTTTTGGCCCGATACAAAACGGAATGAGAAATGGGAACAATTCTCCAGTATGGGGAATGGTTTCACGTTTGAGCTAGAGACACTTGTGTTTCTTACTCTTGCTATGGCAGTTATGCATGAACAGGGTATCACGCCTAAGATCGGCCACAATGTGGTCGTCTTCGGTGATGATGTAATTCTTCCTGTTGAATGCTATGATCGGTTTTCCGCCCTCTGCGAAAGTATTGGGTTTAAAATCAATCAGAAGAAATCCTTTAAAAGGGGCTTCTTCCGCGAATCTTGCGGCGGCTATTATTTCAATGGCTGTGATGTTAAGCCTTTTCGTATAAAGGAACCGGTGAACACCCTACCAAGGGTGATCTGGCTACTCAATGCGATAAGAAACTGGGCATCAACAAATCACGATAGCAGTGTGAACTCTATCTGTGACCCGCGCCTTCACGAAATGTATAAAGGTATCTATCGTAGATACCGGAAGCATTTCAAGTTCCGTCAAGCCTCATATTATCGAGGCAAGATTAGGTACTCGCCGGTGGATCTAACGGGTGGAAGGGATCTTTATTCCTCTACTTCGATAGTTACTCCTGGTATGCCTATGCATTCTGTCAAATTAGCGTCGGTATCGGAAAACCGGTACAACGTCGCTGCGTATTTGGCAACAATGCAAGGGACTTGGTCAAGTGATTGTAAACGTGCTACTGTTGTCATCGAGGACGACAACCTACCGCTGTTGGATCGACGCTTTAACGCGCCGAAACAGGTCAAGACCGCTTATAAAAAGGTCGAAACCAAGTGGTTAGAATCATCTGGCTCAGGGCAATTTGCCCTTATTAAGGTCGATGATAGCACAGGCCGGATCGTTATTAACAGATCCGGCCTTTGGTCGGCTGTTGTCCCGTCGTTCTCGGAAGAGAACAGATTAGGATAACAGTTTTGGAAGGTAGCTCTTTGAGC